ATAGGTATGTTTAGTTTAAAAGTATATTATACTACCAAACGGTTACTTTGTCAACAGTACCGGTTGGATTGATTGGACTATTGCCTTGGTATAATACTCTAAAATATTTAAAATCTGCAACATCAACGTTGTCAAATGTGATAGGAGTTGAGCTTGGTGCAACAATAGTTCGTTCTGCTAACTTAACTGCGTGTAGGTACGAATTAACACTAATAGTTGATGCAGTAGTAGCTTCTAACCATACTTTACCAATAAACCCAGTTATTGAAATTTCAAATGATAATTGTGTAGTTGGCACTGCTTCGTAAAACGTAGCAGGAATTGAACTAGTATGTTTTACAACATTGCCCATATAATCAATTTCGCCGCTAAACGTATTATAAATTTTTTCATTTCGGAAAGTTGGCATTGCGTTGCCAATAAGTTCAACTGTACCAACTGCGCCAAACTTAGTATCAGCATACAGCATAACATCGGCGCCATCCTTAACTGCACTAACACTATATGTTAAAAATTGGGGAGTAAGATCAACAAGATCTTCTTGTGGTATAGTAACTTTAGCAATTCCTTTTTTATCAACAATTGGAGCAACTGCGTATGGACTGTTAGGTAGGGCATTGCCAGAAACATCCATAAGGTTTAGTTCAATTACACTTAACGTAGTTAAGTCAATTCGTTTTTGATCTGCGTTCTTAATATCGAACTCAATGGTATTATCAATACCATTATAAATTTTTACATTTCTTTGATACACTGATGTGAACTCCACTGTAAATCCAACCAGATCGGCGATAAGTTCGATTCGGTTTGGGTATAAATAACTTGATATTTTTTGCATTGGCAATATCCTTTATATATATTTATGGCAAACTTAAGAGATAACATAGAACAAAATTTACCGTTTATTAGTGTGATTACTTACGGCAACGATGAATATGTTGGTATAATTACCAACCAAGATCAGTACGTAACAAGTTTCTACGACTTAAACGCAATACTATCAGCTGACGATAAAGTAACGTTTTTAGAGATAGGCGAGATATGGTGGTGGGAATCTAATCGACAATTTCCAATATCTATATTTTGCAGAGAAGAACTGCAACCATTTAGTTATGCAATTAAAACATTTAATAGCAAAGATACTCGTATAATATTAGGTCCAGTAGTTAATTTAATGAACCTAACAGTTAAACGAGTTAAACGTAAATCTGTTCAACTCGTCCGAAAACCTTAAACCTCTTCACAAATTAAATTCATCTGCACTACAATCGCCATTGCATAAGCAATTGCATGCGATTTACGGAATGCATACCCGGCGTCAGCGTCTGAGTGTTCCCATATGTCTGTCATCACCGTAGTCCATTCTTTCCCAATCAAATAGCGTTTCGCTGGCCTTATCATCGCCAGGACTGCAGCTAATTGTTCCACGGAAGTCGGCTGCATCTGTTTCAGAATATCTATGTGCCCGTTTATATGAAATAGTAGATTTACAAAGTCTTCTTGAAGTAATAGTTCCCATATTGGTTCAGTTCCCATTAAATGTAGTAGATGGTCGTTATCTCGAATGTCTTTATATATCATAACATTGAGAAAATCAATTTTAAAATAACCTCTGTCTTCAGCTTCTTTATAGTCAATTGTACTCACCCCAGTTACTGGATTGTGTGGTATATTGTGACAGTAGATGCCTGTATTGTGTTTTTTTTGAATACTAATAGCTGCCGTAACATGTTTTAATTTTGACAGTGCTAGATCTCTATTAGCAAAGTCAATGTCAATATCCGGCATAGGTGATGAACCTCCAATGATAATCTGGTTTTGTTTCAATCGCAATATTTATGCTCATAGATTACTCTCCTTAACTACAGTTTTTACAAGCTCTACGTCAGCTGATCTATGTTTAAACTTGTTAAACCAAAACGGTATATCTAATACACTGCTCACTGCTGCAAGTTGTTCATCGTTAAATCGTTTTATCATTAATTTGCCAGTATTTGAATTTAACACAATCCACGGACTAATCTTTCCATCTTTAATATCATACATTGCTCTATTTAAACTTACATATGAAAAGTAATGATTCCATTGTGCGTTATTTGCATCACCCCAATCTAACATGTGATTAATGCTACGTTCTAACGCAGTTTCTACTGATTCAGTTTTAATTAAATCTACAACATACTTGTCGTATAACTCATCTCTACACCAATGATCTAACTTAGTGCCACTAGTTACTACAAACACAATAAACTTGTCAGGATACAACGGTTTTACGTTACTAACAAAACTTCCAAACTTAACAAACGCATTATAATACGGACTTTTGCAAAAGTTTTCGTATGTCTTTACACCATGAAAGCTTTGTGTTTTTTGAAAAAATATGTTGTATGTTTCGAACCCTATCACTACATGTTTTTCTTTTTGTGCCAATGCTCTACGCTTTGATTCACATACATGAACCATAAGAGTAGATTCTTTTACAAATTTACTCTTGCAGTACTGGCATTCAAATGGTTTAGGCTGTAAACTCATCATTTAAGTTTCTTTTTAATATCTTTATCTTCAAATCCGTAGTCTTTAGCTAACTTAGTTATTTCTTTAGTCGGTGTTAGTTTTGCTAACATTTCAACTTCTTGCATCTTCATAGCAGGATTAAGCTCGGCTAAAAACTGTACTTTCTTATTATCGTTACCGTCTTTCTTTTTGTTGCCAAGCCATTCATGAAAGAATGTTTTCTCTCCGTTAAAACTACACATACATAACAATAACCATAATAATTTTGAATGTTCTTTTGACAACAAGAACCAATTTTTGTTATAGTATTCGTTTACTGATATTACAAAGTGTTTTTGTATTTCCGATGATTGACCTTTAACATTGCTAATGTATCTATTTAAAATAAACAATTCACCCTTAAGGCCTTTTTGATTTACTTCATCAAGTTCGTCCCATAACTCGCGAATGTTCATATCTACTGCTTGAATCTTTTCTTTTAGTTCTACTTTATCACTCATGCTGCATCCTCGTCATCAATAATTGGTACTATTGCCGCTTCAAAAGACACAACGGTCCTAGTACCGGTTCCGTTCCATGGATATGTAAGATGTGCTAAACAACTTGGAAACACTACAAGGGTACCAGGCGATGTATCAGTTTTCCATGTATCTTGCATAACAAATCTAGATATATCTTTAATTTGCGGCATTTTTAAAACAAATTGACCGTCGGAAGGGTTACTGTTAGCATCAAGACTAGGTGTGCTAATATAAATGTTGCCACTAATATTACTACCTAGATGGCTATGCATGGTTTGATAATTTCCTGATGTTTGCTGGGTAGTCCATACATTTGTAATTACTGGTTTACATATTTTCAAATCAGTTGTACCAGTTTGCACAGTTACTAAATCCATGTACTCTTGACACACTGTCTCTAACCAAACAATAAGCCAATTAATATCAAGTTCAACTTTTGCAGGGTACATTTGAATATGAGATCCGCCCACTAAACTAACAAATGGATTATCAGCTTCGTGTAACTCGGGATGCAAATGTAATTGATTGGTTAAATTAAATAACTTGCTAAATTCAACAGGCGGAACTTGATCCGCTGCAATAATAGTTGGGGCAAAATACGCTACTTTAAATGCCATATATAATCCTATAATAATTTATCTAAATGTATCATCTCACTCTGACGAGAAACTTCTTTAACAAAATATACACATTCTGGTTGATCTTTATTCTGTAAAGGAGTTGCTAATAAATGGCCAACTTTCATTTTTGGAAAGTACCATTTAACATCATTGTAAAAATTTATAATTTCAATTTTTTTAAATTCAATTCTAAAATCAGATATTGGATTAAACACAAGTGCATCAAATCCTCTATCATTTAAACTAGTTAATGGTAATATTTCAATGTGAGTTGCACTACTACCATCACCTACTGCAATGCACCAATCAATTGGCATAGTTACTTCGCTGTCACCAATCTTTAATACAATAGCCGGAGCGTTAAACGATTCTAAATATATTAGCGGCATAAAAAAGAAATCCGGTTCTTGCGGATTGCTATTATCTAAAATGCCAAATCGCATACTGTCGTCTACTTCGTCAGGCAGGTTATTTAAAGAAAACGATTGATTATTTACTGTGAGTATATTCATTTCCAATCTACCTTATTAATTTCAAATTCATATTTTGCATCTTTATAGAATTTCTTTCTTTCTGTTAAGTGTTTTTTAGCATACTTGCAGGTACTAGTAATATCATAAATTTGCACAAAATCTTTATCATGTGCCTTTCTAATTCCTCTACCAATACTTTGAATAACTCGTGTAAAACTTTTACCCGATTCAATTAACACCAAATTAAAAATTCTTGGAATGTTAATACCTACTGCTGCTACCCCATACGTTGCTACGATAATTTTGTTTGTTGATGTTTTAATTTCGTCGTACTCTGTTTTTCTATCTTTTGTTTTTACATTACCTGATACAAATACTGCATCTGGGATATTTTCAATTAACAACTTGCCACTTTCAATTCTACCAACTAACACTAACGTATTGCCAGTTTCTGCAATAGTCTTAATAGTATCGCTAATAAACATCATTCGATCTTTATTAGTAACTTGATATGTTATTTCATCCGAATAAGATCTAAATGATGGCAAGTCGATCAGTTGTAATACCTTAACATGGCACGCTGATAGCACACCTGCATCTTGTAATTCGTGTGCTTTAATGCCTCCAATGACAGGACCTATACTTGCAAATATTTGTTCGTATTCAAACTTTTCTTTAGGTATAGTACCAGTTAATCCCCACCGGATTGGTGCATTACATAAGTTGTGAGTAAGTAAATTCTTTAACACATCAGCTTTTGCCATATGCACTTCGTCTACAATTACTGCACAAACACCGTCTAAAAATTCTGCTAATGTTATAATATCGTGTTCTAAGTTTTTACTTTTCTTATCTAATATATTAAGACTTTGCCAGGTGCATATAGTATGTGTTTTGTTTAAATCTTTTTTATCGCCATAATACATACCTACATCTAAATCAACGTTTACAAAATCTTCATGAGTTTGTTCAACTAAACTTTTGTTTGGTACAATGACTATTGTACGACCTTGTGACTCGCATATATGTGCCAGTGTAGCAGTTGTAATTGTCTTACCTGCACCTGTTGCAATTTCTTGTAATGCCTGCGGTTGTTGTAAAAACTTGTTAACGGCGTCTACTTGATAATCTCTTAACATAATAGGTTTACCAACATCATTATGTCCTACTGGCCATACTTTGCCTAAGTCTGCCCAATATGTTTCAGTAATTGGTGTAAAATCTAAATTAAATGGTTTACGCAAATCTTCAATGTCGTCTATTGCAACTCCCATCTTATTAAGTATTGCAAGTATCGATTCTAAGTTGTTTAAGTAACCGGTACCGCCTATACCAAATAAGCTAACTGTACCATCCCATCTGCCCAACTTAAACGAAGGTTGATATCTAGCATACGGCACTTCATATTTGAATGCACTTGCTAGCTTCTTCCTTGCATCTAATGGTAAATGTTCAAACTTAATATTAACTTCATCTTTTATAATTAGTTTGACTCCCATTTGTTCCTCGTTTCTATAATTGGTTCTACGTGCGTATACGATATGATTAAATCACTGCTATTCGCATACACTGCAGTTTTGCTATGTCTTAGTGTATTTTTAATACAAAGAACACTCATTGGTCTCCAAGTTTCTTTAAGGAAGAATTTTGGTAATTTACCACCAAGCACTGCTGCAACCTTTGTATTATTGTTTAGTACACTATTATACTGTCTTTTTCCAATCCCGTCATTAAACATTTTTCCATCGGGTGTATTATCTAATCTAAAATGGAATCCAATGTTATCAGTGATGCCGTGATCAGTTAGCGCCTGAGATAACTCGTTAAACTGTGTTATGGTTGTAAAATCAGTTGATTGTTCAAATACTACTAATAACGGAAATCGTTGTAGCTCTACTAATGATGCAACTACATTGGATATTGAATATGTATTACTATCAATCCAAACTTTAGATTTTTCACGGGTTGCAATTTGTTTAGTTAATTCATTAGTAGTCTGGCATTCAACAGTTGTTGAATATTGATATCTTAGTCGTCTATCAACTATGATGGTAGGATCATTAGATTCTAAATCTTTTGAAATAAGGGTTTGAAATCTAGTATGTTCTAATTTGTGTACATCGTACATATCTTTAAAATCTTGTTTATCCCATAGTCTAATTGTGTTGTAGTAATCTCGTAACTCTAATTCAACTTCAAACTTATAAGGATCTAATAGTTGTATAATAGTTACAAGATTAGATTCAGTAAAATCTGCATAGTATAACGATCCGGATTTAACTTGCCATAACACATCAGACAGCGGTTTTAATTCATTACGAATCGTACTTGAAAACGTAAAATCAATTGCAATTACACCAGTATAGTTTTCTTTTAACACATTAATGTTAATTTGGTCAGATCCTGCAGGAATATGATATATGCGTTTTACCTCTGGTAATATACGAAATGATTTCTTCCATACCGGGTTATTGATATAATCTGCATAGTGTTCATTAGCTAACAGCATAAATGGCGCGTAAATTTCATTGCTTATTATTTGAAGTAATAAATTACCTTGTTTTTCGGTAATGTATGTATCAGTTTGCATTGCAGTATGTAAACTTTGCAATGTACGGCTATCTCTTGATGAGAACGGAAGAGGGGTTGTCATAGCTTCGAGAAATACAAAATGAAGCAGATTGTCAATTGTGTTCATGTGTTATACACCTAAAGTAGTGACGGGCACTAAGCCCGTCATGTTAGTTTAAAGGGTTGCGTCTTCCATGCCTGCACATCTTAATCGTATAATATTACTTAATGCATACGATTTTTGATCTAAGGCTTTTGTAATACCCAACCATTGATTTCTTATTAACGCAAATTCATTTATAATTTTTTCATACTCGATTACTTCATCTTCGCCTTCTACATATTTTTCACAATCACGACTGCTTAATGCCCTTGCGTATGTTTCTAAATACTTTCTAAAGTGATAACTCTTTAATCGTTTAAGTTCAATATTAAGGAACTCTAGGATAGCTTCAATTTCTTGAAGCTGTCCATATCTGTGTTCTACAATGCCAGGCATTGCTGCAGATGCCTTTTCTACGTTTCCTGCTATTTTACATTCTTTTTTGGCATCTGTCAATTCTGATTCAAAGTGCAAAATACCATCCGGTAGTCTAGTAATGTCTCTAGTAATTATACCGTACCAACTCATTAAAACTCCAAGTCATTGTAGCCGTCATCTTCGTCTTCATTGTCTTCTAAATAATAGTTAATTGCTTGGTCTAACGTAGGATCAATTCCAGTAGCACCTAAAAAGGTGCGATCAGTTGATCCAAAGTCTGCTAATAATTCAATAAATCTTTCAGCAGCAATTTCTGCTTGTTTCTTATCAATGTAATCTGCAAATAATAACCATACATCAGCAATTTGTGTTTCATTCAACATTATCGTCCTCCGTAACGTAATTGTCAATATCGTCTGCATCATCAATAATATCTAATAATACAGGTTCGTCAGTAAATTCGGCCATTGCTCGTTCAAGGGCGCCGTTAGCATTACTTTCCCACTCTTTACGGTATTGTTTAATTTCAGTACCGTCAGTAGCCACGTATTTAAGTCTATTACCATCTTTTTTCAAAATGTTCTTTTTTTCAAATAAATCAACTAATCCGCTAAATGGATTCATACCGGTTGTATATGGAATTTTAATTTGTAGTGTTTCAAATGGTTTAGCATAACGTGTTTTCATAATCTTACAAGAGGCACGAATACCATTTACTTCACTAACTTTGTTACCGTCTTCGTCTTCTTTTAGTTTAAGTTTTTTCATTGCTACTACAATGCTTGATGCA